ATCAACGGCGCAGTAGCCGATGAAGGTATGCTAGACCTTACATTTACTTGCAACAGCAAGACAGCAATCGCGACAACTGGTACTTGGTCATAATCTAACTACTAAAGAAAAGGGCTAACAAATGGCAAAGCTAAAGATCACAAGGGCAGATGGGTCTGTATCTGAGCATCAGATAACTCCATCGATTGAGTACGCATTCGAGGTATATGCCAAGATGGGTTTCCATTTGGCGTTCAGAACTTTAGAGCGCCAAACGGATGTCTACTGGTTGGCTTGGGAGTGTGTTCGCCGTAGTGGTGAAACTGTCAAGCCTTTCGGGGCAGAGTTTCTAGAGACACTTACTAAGGTGGAAGTTCTAGATGATAACCCGGAACTATAGGGCGTGACTCTTTCACTTACTTGATCGCGAGATTAAGTCTGGAGACACAGATCGCGCCTAATGACTTACTCGAACTTGATTCGAGAATGTTTAAGGCTTTATTACAGGCTATGAAAGATCGAGCTAAGGAGATTAAGGATGGCCAAAGTAGAAATACGCGGAAACGCTGATCTTCGCAAGGCTCTTCGCAGATTTACTCCTGATCTTGAAAAACAATTAAAGAAAGAGTTAGGCATTGCTTTAAAGCCTGTTGTTCGACAGGCTAAAAGTTTTATACCAGCTCAATCACCTATGAGTGGATGGGCAGCTCGGTCATTTTCTGAATCGAGCTTCCCATTCTTCAATTACCAAACTATCTCTAAAAACATTACTTATACAACAGGAGTCAGTAAGCCAAACAAAAATGGCTTTACTTCTATGGCACGCATTATTAACAAATCAGCAGTTGGTGCTATCTATGAAACTGCTGGAAGAAAGAATCCAGATGGACAGCCTTGGGTTGGCCGCAAAGGTAGTGGATCTTCTAAAGGCGTAAGCCGTTCAGTTAATCCCGGTGCTGGCGCAACATTTATCGCTAATCTTGATCCTCTTACTAGCAGCCTTAAGGGTCGCGGTCGTTTGATTTATCGCGCTTGGGCTGAGAACAAAGGCGTGGCAGAAGGCGCAGCACGCAAAGCAATAGATAAAGCAACATCAGAATTTTATGCTAGAAACCAAAAACAAACGTTTAGAAAGGCAGCCTAATGGCATTTCCAGAAATTGTTATTGGTTCGTCTTTTGATGCTAAAGGTTTTAGACAAGCTGAAACAGCAGCAACAAAACTCAATAAAACTATTAAGAATTTGGCAGGTACTTTTGGCATAGCTTTTGGTACTAAAGCAGTAGTCAATTTTGGCAAAGCTTCTGTTAAAGCATTTGTTGAAGATGAAAATGCTGCTCGATCATTAAGCGTAACAATCAAGAACCTTGGCTTAAATTTTGGTAACAATACAGTTTTGGTTGGTCAGTTTATTGATAGCGTTGAAAAGCAAACTGGTGTGCTTGATGACGAATTGCGCCCAGCTATGGATCGCCTTTTGCGTGCGACTGGAAATGTTGCGGAATCTCAAGAATTATTGAATCTTGCTCTTGACATTTCAGCAGGCACAGGCAAGACAGTTACCCAGGTATCACAAAGCCTACAGAAAGCCTATCTAGGTCAAACTGCCGCACTTGGTCGATTAGGCGTAGGTTTGTCTAAGGCTGAACTCGCAACAGGTGAATTTGAAGATATACAACAAAAATTAACTAAACTCTTCGCTGGTCAAGCATTAAGCGCAGCTGAAAGTTATGCTGGACAATTAGCCAAGCTACAAGTAGCAGCCAATAATGCTAAAGAAACTATTGGCAAAGGCTTAGTAGATGCTTTGAAATTGCTTGCTGGAGACACAAGCATTGATCAGTTAAATAAAGGATTGGAAACAACATCGCTTTATGTTGCTGATCTTATTCGCGGCGTTGGTTTATTTATTCAAAAACTTAAAGAAATACCTGTAGCAGGTAAAGCCTTTCAGATACCTTTAGATGGTTATATACAAGCCATTCCAGTAATAGGTGCGTATATCAGCATTCTTGCCAATATGGGCAAAGAAATGCGTTTACTTGAAGGCGCAGGCGGGGGCGGTGGATTTACTGACTCACAGAATGCTGCTCGCCTTGCTGCTGAAAAGAAGGCCAAAGCCGATGCTAAAATCGCTGCCACTAAATTAGCAGCTGATAAGAAAAATGCTAAGGCCGTTGCTGCAGCTAAGATCGCAGCTGATAAAAAAGCTGCTGCTAACAAAAAGATATTAGCTAAAGCAGAATCAATCTTTGACCTTGAGAAGATTCAGATCGAAGCGGCACTTAAAGGCAAGATCTCAGCCGATGAAAAGCTACGCCTAGAGTTACAACGCGCTATCCTTAATGAAGATTATGAACTAGCAGATAAGTTACAGAAGAGACTAGAAGCCTCACAGCGAGCCACAGCAGCCCTTCAGGGCACACTTGCGGCTATCAAGCCAGTGCCTAGCCCATTTGATGAATGGATTAAATCTCTTAAGGAGATTAGCGATTCTCTTTCTAAGATCCTTGGTATCAAGGTAAATACTTCTTCTTCAATGCTAAACCCTAATCAGCCGATCGTTGCTACTCAGACTCCTAATTCACCTTTCCAAGAAGGTACAGCTCCAATCACAGTTACAGCTGTTGCTGATCTTGCCGATGCGGCAACTACTGCTGCTGAGATGGCTACCTTGGCTGCCAATGAAGCTGCTGCCTTAGCTGTTGATGCGGCCACCTTTGCCTCAACTTTTGCTGCTGGTGCTGCTGCTGCTGGCGCAGCTATGGTTACTGCAAACAACATCCATCCTATATTGCCTTACACTGGCAGTTCATCTTCAATCTTTAACCCTTACGGCATGTCAAGCAATATTGCTGGTTGGGGAACAAACACATCAACCGTCCAAGACACTCCATCCATGCCACCGATCGTTGTAAACATTGAAGGCATGATCGATATGGAAAATATTGAAGGTGTCTTCAATCAAGCCATGCTTAACGCAATCCGCAAAGGTCTGCCTCAGACAATCGCAGGTCAGTTGCCATGACTTTGCCAGTAATTAACGCCATTATCAACTTTTCAACTGGTGCTGGCTTTGCCTCACCTATGATTCTTGATGCTGGTATTCTTGGCGTTAATGTCTTGGCAGATGCAGCAGCAGTTACAGTCGATGTCTCTAATCAAGTAGATTCAATTAAGACCAATCGTGGTCGATCTGCTAATGCGGATAACTTCCAGACTGGCTCAATGAGCCTACGCATCATTGATCAAAATGGTGACTTTAACCCTATGAACCCAGCAAGCCCTTATTACAACTTGCTAACTCCTATGCGTAAGGTTGTTATCTCAGCTAGTTATGGCGCAACCACCTACCCTATCTTTTCTGGCTATATAACCAGCTATGAGACCACTACGCCTAGAGATGTCGGTGAAGTGGTTTACACTACGATCCAAGCAGTTGATGGCTTCAGATTGGCCAGCAATGCCCAGATCAGCACAGTGGCCAGTGCTACTGCTGGACAGACATCAGGCACAAGAATCGGTAAGATCCTTGATCAAATTGGCTGGCCTTCTCAGCAACGCGACATAGATGTCGGCCTGACGACAGTGCAGGCAGACCCCGGCAATGCTCGTACTGCGTTAGCAGCTCTACAAACAATCGAGAGTACCGAGTACGGTGCTTTGTACATGGATGCTCTGGGCAATTTCACCTTCCAAGACCGCGAACTTACCTCATCAAGCGTGGCTGGCACTCCAGTAGTATTCAATGATGATGGCACTGGCATCTCCTATAACAATGCCCTTTGGCGTTTAGATGACACGCTGGTATTTAACAAAGCTACTGTGAGCCGAGTCGGTGGCACTTTACAAGTAGCGTTCAATCAGGCTTCAATCGATAAGTATTTTCTACACTCATATAACGAGCAGAACCTCATGATGCAGACCGATGCTGAAGCTCTAAACAATGCTTTGGCTTATGTGGCTTCTAGACAAGAAACATCAATTCGATGCGATGCTGTAACCCTAGACCTTTACACTGACAATTATGATGCTGGAATTACAGCTGCTTTGGATCTTGATTACTTTGACCCAGTGACAGTTACAACCACACAGCCAGGGTCATCAACCCTAACCAAGACTTTGCAGGTGTTTGGCATATCTCATGACATAAGGCCAAGCTCTTGGAAAACCACATTAACCACCCTAGAACCCATCATCGAATCGTTCATTCTTGGAACAAATTATGGGATACTAGGCACTAACACACTTTCATACTAAGGAGTAAAGATGGCAACATTTCCAAGTAAGGTGAACTACGCCACTGGCGATGTCCTTACCGCGACAAACATGAACGATGTCGGCGGTGCTCTAAACCTCTTAGAGTCTGCCCAGTACGCAGCTGGCAAGAATAAAGTTATCAATGGCAATTTTGGAATATGGCAACGTTCTACAACTTTTACAATGGCAGATAGCAGCCCTAGATATGGCGCAGCCGATAGATTTATGTATGGGTATAACGGATCAACGCCTGGAACTAACACAATTAGCCGGGAAGCCTTTCCAGTTGGTCAAACAGATGTGCCCGATAACCCTACTTACTTCCAACGCTGGACAGTTACCGCGCTTGGCACTTCTCAAACTAGAGTTGATACTTGGCAATATATTGAAGATGTAAATACTTTTGCTAGCCAAACAGTAACTCTTTCTTTTTATGTAAAATCTTCTGGCACTTTTGGAATTAGCACATTCTTAGAACAAAACTTTGGCTCAGGTGGATCTGCAACCGTAACAACAGTTACAGGTACAGGTAATACATCTACTTCTTGGCAGCGTTTTACAACCACAGTGACTCTTCCAAGCATTACTGGCAAAACTGTAGGGGCAAATAACTTCCTAAGAGTCTTGCTACGTTTCAATAATCCAACTACTGGGGCAACTTTTGATGTTTCAAATGTTCAACTAGAAGCAGCATCAACTGCTTCACCATTTCAAACTGCCAGCGGTTCAATCGGTGGAGAATTGGCGTTATGCCAGCGGTATTATTATCGCAACACACCTGGAATTGCTAACGGCATTATTGGATTGGGTACGGCTAGCAGCACAACTTCAACGCGAATTCAATTCCCGCCGAAAGTAACAATGAGAATAGCGCCGACATCTCTTGAATATGCTGGAAACTATTTAACTGACAGCGTTAATGCTTTTACAACCTTGTCAAGCGTAACTCTTTCCAATGCTGGAGCAAATAGTTTAGCGGCAGTAGTTAATGTTGCTTCTGGACTAACTCAGTTTAGACCTTACGAATTTGTATCATTAAACACAACCGACTACATCGCTTGGAGTGCTGAACTATGACAAACAAAGTAACTTTTATTACAGTTGATGAAATCGAACACGCCATCATTGACCGAGGCAACGGCGAGTTTACGTCAATGCTGAAATCAACCTATGATGAATTATTGGCAACCAATGAAGCCACGCCTGAGTAAGTCAGCGATTCAGCTAAGGGAACAGATTGACGACACATTCGGAGATCGAGATCGAACTTCTGATGGTTGGATCGGCGACACACGACACTCTGCGCGTAAGTCAGATCATAATCCAGATGCTAGCGGCTGGG